AGAATTGAATGAGGTAGACACACGATAGTTGGTTTAAGACTATCCAGAATGAGTTGACGACTCGGCTGTAACACCACGGTTGAGAACCCGACGGGCTGTAATGCTCAGGCACAACGGAAGTTAGTCACCGTATGATGCACCAAACTGTCTATCTCATTGACTTCTTTATATGAAAATAGCATTCGACGTAGATGACACACTAATAATTCCTGGCATAGCTCTTGAGAGACGAGAGATAACACCCAATTACGATGTTATAGCTATATACAAGTGGTTTCAAGCTATGGGCAATGACATGATTATATGGTCTGGCAGTGGTATTGACTGGGCTAAGAGATGGGGGGAGAAGTTGGGGCTAGAGCCATTTGAGGTGAGAGTGAAGGGTGATGGAGATGTGGACATAGCTTTTGACGACTGTGATGTAAAACTGGCTAAGGTGAATGTGAAGGTGAAGAGGATAAATAATTCGGTTAGCAGAGAGGAATGGAATAAGACCAAGAGGTGATGAAAATAGTAAAAGGATTCCCACCGAACATAGAAGACATTAGAAAAAAGTTTACCCTCCGTTCAGGAGTAATATTTTCTTATGGAGAAAAGATATATAATCCTGACAACATAGTTATTTCTCCGGAACTGATGACACACGAGAAAACCCATTCTAGACAACAAGCTGGTAATCCAGAAGCGTGGTGGGATAAATATGTCAAGGATGATAGCTTTAGGCTAAAACAAGAGCTGGAAGCCTATGGAAACCAGTATAAGTCATTTAAGTCAAAAAACAGGACAGCCGCGTTTATGTATGGTAGAGGACTTGCTGAAGACCTTTCTTCTGACCTGTATGGTAATATAGTTGATTTTTCTGATGCATATGCTGGAATAGTTGGTATCTAATTGACAAAAATTCATTATTTGGATATTATGAGGGTATGGCAAGACCAGAATACAAAGATTTTGTTCTCAAGAGAGATAAGCACTGTCAACATCCGAAAGAGATGGGAGGGTGTACGGAGACCAAAAGATTGACTGTGGACCACCATACTCCTAAGTGTATAGCTAAGGAACTGGGTTGGACGCAAGAACAGTTAAACGACCCCATGAACTTACAGGCTTTGTGTGAAAAACACCACAACGAGAAGGATGCCACCACATCGCATCGGTTAGTTCAAGTAAGAAAACAACTAAAGGGAATGATGGTTACAAACGAGGAGAGGATAAAAGATGTTGTCCCTGATGCCTCACGTACCATAAGTACTCCCCTACGTACCAAAAAGAGACGCAAGGGGCGTTTAAAGGCTATTAGAAGGGCTCAGAAGCGACAACAAAGGTAGTGTTGACATTACTGTTAATGAGTGTATAATGCAAGATATGATAAATAAACACTGTAAGTCCACTAGAGAAGAGTTTGAGAAGGAGTTTAATAAAGATGGTGTCTTATTTTCTGACATACTAGACTTTATAGAAAAAAGAGAAAGATTGGTTCATGTAAAAAGTGGGGAGGAATTTATAAGGTCATTAGAAAAGGCAGTTCTGGAAATACGATTTGACGAGTTAGCCCAGGAGATTAAAGATTTAGAGGTGGATAAAACGCTTTCACCGCGATTACCGGCATTACCGGCTTTTAACATAGAAGACTTTTTTAAGGTATTTGGAGACTTGTGACCAAGAAAAATGAAAGAGAAAGAAACCACACCACGGGATAGTATAATTAAAGTAATGCCCGACCAAAAAACGCTAGAAGCATTTCTAGAGGGCATGCATGGTCCAGTTACGGTATATTTTGATACTGAAAGGGGGGAGTTTATTCAACTAAGGCCGGATTCTTCTCAAGAAGCTAATTTGATAAATATCCCTATTTCGTAATATAATATAGTTAAAATGAAATACAAGACCATACAGAGTAGGGTGAAGTGGGAGGAAGAAATTGAAAAATGGAATAGTCTTATCTCCTTAAAATATAGAGGAAGAAGTTGTCTTATGTGTGGATTAAGCAAAAAGGGTTTATATGATTTATGTAAAAAGGTAGAGAAACAAACCAAGCAAGATACTAGGATGGAAGTGTTGAGAGAGATAAGAAAATTAAACAAAAAATTGTATGACCCGATTGAGTTGGGAATTAGATTAGATAAATTACTAAAGAATGACTAAAAAAAAGAAGAGGAAAAAAAAGGAGAAACTAACCTGTTATCAACATGAACCCTACTTACATTATAGCGGAGGTAGTGATACTAACCCAATGAAAATATGTAGGCATTGTAAATCTATACTAAAATGACCAAATCTATGCAAAACAGTAACCAGACTACTAAATTACATAAAACAAAGGAGAGGAAGTGTTGTGTGGGTAAGAGTATGTACCCAAGAGATAATGTTCACGCTTTAGATTGTCCTAAACGTACCACAACTAGCGTTGAGGCTAGAGTGGAGGAGTTTAGAAAATTACTTAACTCGGTTAGACTAAGAATTGAACAGCAAACGATACCCAAAGAGTCAGGAGCAGATAGAGCTTTAGAGGTAGTTGTGAGTGAATTTACCAAAGCCCTCTCCCAAACCAAGCAAGATACACGGAAGGAAGTGGAACTAGAGATGGAAAAAAAAGAAATACCCACTTCCAGTATCCAAACTACTTCTACCACTGGTTCTAACTTACAATCAACCTCCGAATATCAACGAGGGTTTAATGATGGTAAAAAAGAAGGCATGGCTACAGGATTTAGAGATGGAAAACAAAGAGAGGGTAATAGAATAATGCAATTATCAGGTAAAGAATACTAAATTACTAAACACAAAGGATAGATGAAGATAACAGCAATAATAATATTAACAGTGTTCATAACAACAATGTTCTTTTCTGTAACTACAAAACCAGATGAACTGTGGATTAAGTTCGTGATGATGTTGTTGTTTATTCTCCCTGCGTTTCTCGGATATATAATTGGAAAAGATGATTACTAAACACAAAGGATAAATGAAAGACTTAATCAAACTATTTAAGAAGTTTGTCAAAGAAACAAACGAAGACAATGACTCAAGTATCAAGTGGTGTGCAAAGGAATACGAGAAAACGGGAGAAAGGTGGGGTCATTTACATAAGAACACAGACATAGAAACTTTTATTGAATGGTTAAACACAAAGGATAGATGAGCATAAACGGATGTTTAGCACACACTAGATGGTATCCACAACATTTGATAGCTGAAAATCACCGTGATTGTAAGAATTGCCAAAAGAACCTTGAAAGAGGTCGTGAGAATATAAAAAAATGGTTACAAAATAAAAAACCTATTACTAAACACAAAGGATAGATGAAACAAATTAAATTCAAAGCTTGGTTAAAAAAGAGTAAGGAGATGATTGGTTGCAACCGACCACTTGAGGGAAATACTGAAGGACTAAATGAGTTATTAGAAGAAAGCGAATATGTTGTATTTTTACAATACACAGGCTTAAAGGACAAGAATGGTAAGGAGATATACGAGGGGGATATTTTAACAAATACTTGGATTAAGAAGGAATTTATCTGTCCTGATAATGGAGGGGCTTATTACCGAAACAGACCTATTAAAACGACTTGTGTTGTCAAATGGGATAAAGACTGGGGTTCTTGGAAATTACACAAAGGAATGAGTAGAGGAAAGTTTGAAATAATCGGCAATATTTATAAAGACAGCACGAGAATAAGGAATTACTAAACACAAAAGATAGATGAAGAAATTAACACTATCAGAAACAATAGACTTAATTAACTGCTTAGATGTACTTGAGAAGAAACTTGGTATGAAAACAAAGAATTCATTATCTTGGTTGTTTGGTTTTGAAGATGGAAAGATTAAAAAATCTGTTGGAAAGTCTTTAGCTGAGTATGACAAGTTTTGCAGGTCTGACCTTGTAGAAAGAGGAAAAATGTTAGATATTAAAATTACTAAACACAAAAGATAAATGACCTATTTTTGGCAAATTTTATTGGCGGGAACACTACTGGGGCTTATCACAACCTTAATGTTCTTTTTTTTGTTTTGTAAAAGCAAGTAAGCTCCTTGATAACATTTTGTTATGGTGGTATAGTGCATACATATTCATAATAATTAGTTTTCGAGAAAGGGGTGAATAGATATGCCAAAACAAAACAAAACAGGTCCAAAAGGAAAAGGACCATTAACAGGTAGGGGTTTCGGTCCTTGCAAGAAATTAGGACAAAAGTTCGGAGATAGATTTAAAAAAGGACTGGGAAGATTAAGAGGGAAGAAAAAAAAGTAACTTGACAAAACCATCTGTATTATATTATAATCAAGACGAGGCGGACAAAACACACCAAAGGAGGTGATAACTCTGTAGGCTTAAACCCCTACTCGTATCCCACACATTTAATTCATCTCCGCCTCGCTTTTTTTAGAACAATGAAAACAAAAGAAAAAACACCATTTCTAGCTCATTTGTTGGCCTGTATATTTATTTTACCGTTTTTAATGTTGCTATTTTTTATTCTAGCGCTATTTCTCTTATCTATCTTGATTTTTATAATAAGTCCGATATTGGTTCCGGTTGGTATTGTTTGGATAATTCTTGCTTTGATATTTTAAAATGATACTAACCAGCAAATGCTTATTGGCTTTTATGGCTTTTATAGGGATTTGTACAATTATTGAATTAGTTAAAGAAAAGTATGACAAAAAGAGATGAAATGCTTGAAGAGGCATGTGATAGATTAGACACCATAACGATTCAGCTGGGAGTGATTATAGGCATCTTACTTATAGGAGGCTTTTTTGCTCTCTTGGGGATTGTCTAGAAGTTTAATATATACAAAGCATACCCAAAATAACCATTGCTCTTTAGCCTGTAGTTAGGTACCATTAAGTTAATGGAAAAAGGATTGTATAGAGGACCAGATGAGAAGGATTTTTCTTCAGATGCACAGATTCGAAAGGAGTATGCGTTGAGAGGAGAATTACCAGAACCGGAGTTTATTACACCACTCCCTCTGGAGCGAGGATTTAAAGATTACCATTCACCTAGATTTAGACAGAGAGCTGAGCAATTCAAGGAAAACTTTGAAGTACCAACCAATCATGTAGAGATAAGATTACCAGATGAGGTAAACTGCATCAATTTTATTCCCGATTTACACGTTGGTAGTGGTTTTGTTGACTATGACAGGATAGAACAGGAAATAGATGTCATTATAGGTACACCTAACTCATATATCGTCTTTATGGGTGACCTTATGGATGCTTTCTTCTTCAATAGCGCTCAAATGGAACAAATGGAGCAAACACCTGAACAATTGAAGTATATGAAGGCTATGTTGAAACACGTTGCGGAAGATAAGCGATTATTGGCTGCCGTGGGTGGAGACCATGATTTGTGGGCAAAAAAGATGGGTGTAAACCCATATTCAGAGTTTGCTGACACTTATGGAGCACATTACATGCAAGGAATGTCTTATTTAACGCTTTATGTAGGAGAACAGACTTATAACATAACAATGGCTCATCAGTTGCCCGGCTCAAGTATTTATAATAATACTCACCCTCAAATGAGAGCTGTTAATAGGCATGGTGGAGCATTTGGAAGTAATATCGTAGTTTCAGCCCATAATCATAAGAAAGGTTACTCTAGAGATACGGTAAAAGCATTTGGGAACAAGAGACACCAAGTTCACTACTTAGCATTAGGCCCATATAAAAGCCAAGATGATTATAGTCGTAAACACGGCTGGGTAGAACAACAACCGGAAGAGATGTTCGGTGCTAGTGTACTATTGATGCCGGATAGGAATGAAGTGGTTTACCAACATAATATTTTGAGAGCTGGAGAAGAGATGGACCGATGGAACAAGTCTTGACAGAGGATTTAGTTTGTAGTAGTATTGGTTTATGAATTTAAAAGAAATAGGAAAGGGTGTAGAGGCCCCAATAGCCCAGTTAAGATATAATATTGCTGAGCTGAGGAAGGAAACGCTTGCCAACGCTGACCACATAGATGTTAATTATGTAAAAGGATGTTTAGATATCCTTGGTGTGATTGAAGAAATGATAGCTCCACCTCCACTTGACCTAGAGGCACCAGCTCTTGACGACTTTTAATAAGATATTGACAAAAAGCAGTAAATGTGACAAAATAGAAGCATGAATAAATTTTTTACAGACATAGGTGAAAGTCAAAAAGAGCTCTTCTCGTTAATGGGATTTATGTTTATATGCGGGTGGATAATTGGAAAACTATACTAATGAAAAAAACATTTTTTTACTTACACCGGGATGGGGCATTAATTGAAAATCCAGCTAGCATGGTGGAAAAAAGGGGTATGAAGGATTATTTTGACAGCCCTTTCGTGGTCAAATACTGGATTGCCACCAAAAAGTCTGATGTTGAGAAGATTAAGAAAGAAGCTGAAAAACTGAATAAAGAAAATGATAGTAACTAAAGAATTTGTTCACATCAGTTATCTTGTTTTTTGTTTTATTTGGTTATTGGCTATTGCTTGTGGAGTAGATTCTGATTTTAAGTTTAATTTTGGTGTTAAGATGTTTTGGATAGGAATGGCTTGGTTGGCAATTGGCTTGTTTTTGACGACTTGACATTAATATGTCTGTAGGATATACTCTAGATATGCTTATAGACGGAACCCTCCCCCAACACCTAGCAGATGAATTCTGCGGCGACAACAAATATTCCATGAAGTATATCTGTTTGAATTGTCGTAAGTCTTTTATGCAGTTTTTCGAGAAAGGAACCGTGGCTCACCAAGGAACTTGCCCTCACTGTGGCGTGAGCCCTTTGCAGGTCAGCCAGTCCATAAGTCAACATGACTTCAACTAAGTTAAATATATATAAGATAGAGTCTGGTGGGCCATTAGAGAGTACCTTAACTGTGGTTGTGGGTTCTGATAGAAAGGCTTTCCTTGGATACCTGAAGAAAAATGGAGCATCTGATGATGTAAGAAGTAGTTCTAGTTATGCAAGTGGGATGCTTATACCTCCAAGTAATATGGATTCATCTAAACATTCAACACATTATCACATGTGGCTTGAGAAACCGGACCACTATATTATTTTACATGAATGTTTACATTTAACCGCAGAAATATTTGATTATTATGCTATTGACTTTAGTATTAAAAATCAAGAGATGATAGCTATGACCCAGATGTGGTGGTTTGAGGAGATATTAAAAACTATAAAAAAGAAGAAATGAAAGATGTGCAAAGAGTAAAGAGAATTAGTCTAACAGAAATAGCTGAATATTTTATGGTAGACAGAAGAACCATTCATAATTATAAGCTGAAGTTCGAAAATAGAAAAAATAGGAACTTGGATATGAGGAAGGCAAAAGATACTATAGAGTTTATTATTTGGTATGACTACAACAGATAGTTGACATGGCTTGTAGTTAGTGGTAAATTATAACTATGAAAGAAATAACCTGCCCACTCTGTGAAAAGAAAACACCTGATGTTACTGATAGAGTAATGCATCACATCTTTAATCACTTGAATGAAAAGAGCCCGGCTGGTAAACTTATGAAAAAAATTGTATCTTCTATTATTAACATGGATGATGAAACCATGGAGGAAAGAAAAGATTCTGTCTTCAACAACATGTTGATTGCAGTTGCAAAGATAATTGTCAATATTGAAGAAAAAAGAGCCCAGAAAACCCATCCTGGGTACGAGGAATGCTAGCGCCGTTTGTTAATTAATTAACAAAGCTTCTTTTCTTGCACGCGCGGTGGGCTTTGTGGGCTTTGTATTGACAAATGATGTTTTAGCTATATATAGTTTATGTATGGCAAAAATTATTATCAGCCTTCCCGATTTATTGTTGGCAGAGATAGACTCCTTTTGTAAGATAAATTCTTACAATCGTTCGGAGTTCATTCGTCACGCGGTTCGGCGCATTATTAATGAACCAATAAACAATGTTCAAAAAAATAAAATCAAGGCTTCAAAAGAAAAAAAGGGCTCCTTTAACTAAATCTTGGGAAGCAATTGTAAAAACATATGCCAAGCCAAGGCTTGACCATCAGATATTAGCTAACTTAACTGGTCCAATATCAGAAAAGGCTTTGTTTGGAGTTACCACAATAATATTACAGGATAGATATTCTGGAGAAATTAGAATAAGTGAGGTGCTTGGAAGTAATGAGACAGTAATGGATGAACTTTTTAATAGAGCGTCAGAGTTTGGAACAGTTAGACACACATGGGGTGATGAAACCTTTGTGATTTCTAAATGGGGAAAAGAAGAGGTTTCTCCAACTAAGATGATTGATGGGATTCCAGTCAGGGCCCCACTTCCTCATGATGTTCCAGCTATAGCCAATGCCTAGTAAGAAAAAAAATAAAATACCAGAGATAACTAAGAAAGCTAAGTTACCGGCGACAATAGACAAGGCTAAGTCTGGTAAAAAGGCTGTTGAGAAGAGAAAGACGAAAGAACTTAAGCTAAGAGAGTTTAAGAAAGTTGACCTATTTTTAGAAGAATATTTAAAGAATGGTGGTAACGCCACAGAGGCGGCAATGATTGTTTTTAATCCATCTACACGCGCGAGTGCGGCAGTGATGGGAAGTAGAATGCTTAAGCAAGCAAAAGAGGTTGGGAGAATTTATTTAGAGAGTAAAAATGTTGGTTATGGAAAATTACTTGATGTCGCCGTGCAAAACATGGAAAAGTCTAAGAATACTGATTGGTGGGATAGGCTAATGGCAATTGCTGGACACAATAATCCTGTTAAAGATGAGAAGAACCAAATCAATCCGGGAATTGTTCAGATTATTGGTGGACAACAGAAGATGTTAGAGAAGTATGTTCTCGATGACGATGCAATCGAGGGAGAGGTTGTAGATGAAGATTGATTACGTTAATTTCATAGAAGAAAATTTTGAGGTATTGGACCGTGAGAATCAGGTTCCTGTTCCATTTAAGTTAAATAAGGTGCAGAAGAAATACATGAAAGTTTTACTTAAAGAGACACCGCACATGGATGGTATTCGTGATATTATTTTAAAAGCCAGACAGCAAGGTTTTTCTTCTCTTATCTTGGCCCTCTTTGCGGTAGATTTTTTGTTCAGACCATATTCTATCTCCATCTGTATATCCCATAGGAAAGATGCTACAGAACTTTTATTTAAGAAAGTAAAGTTTTATTTGGAGTCCTATTGCGAAAAGAACGGGTTGGACATGGATAAGCTTTTAAAGACCGATAGTAAAAACATGTTAGAAAACGCTACCAATAACGCAATGTTCTACATTGGTACGGCTGGTACTAAGGTCGGAGGTCGTGGTGGTTCTGCCAGGAACGTCCATTTCTCTGAGGGCGCCTTTTACCAAGACACTGAGCTTATTACTGCGGAGGAAATCATCTTGGCCACTTCACAGCAGGTTCCCCAAGATAGGGGAATGATTTTTATTGAATCTACTGCTAATGGTGAGGGTAATTTTTATCATTCAGAGTGGCTTAGGGCTGAAGAGGGGAAAAGCTCTTATACTACAAGGTTCTTTGGATGGCAAGAATTTTACACAAAAGAATGGGTGGAGAAGAAGAGACTGGAGTTCCCAACAGACCAGATGTGGATGCAGGAGTATCCAAGTACCCCAGAAGAGGCGTTTATCACGTCTGGCTCTCCTTACTTTGATGTAGCCAAGTTAAACAAAATGTTAAAAGATGCCACTATACCGGAAGAATTCGGAATCATATTACCAGATGGACACTTTTCGTTCCAGACCTCAGCACGATGACAGATAAAAAAGAAGACATAATAAATCCATACGTAGCGAGTGAGAAATATCCGTGCAGGGTATATCGTAAGCTAGATATAAATGAACAGCTAGTGATGTTTGCTGACCCAGCTGATTCTCAGGATTTCTGTGCTGCGGTTTGTTTTAGCAAGAAGCATTTTGATTTTCCTATAGTATTTAATGAGGTGATGGAATCTTCTCAGTTTGGATATGAACTTCATAACATAGGCAAATATGTTCAAACAAGGACCAACTTGTGGCCTAAACTTGCGGTCGAAAGAAACACTGGTCAGGCTACAATCTTTGTGCTACAACAAAATAATTATCCAGACATGTTTAGAATGGTTGACTTCGCTTCTGGACAAACCCATGAGAAGGGACAAATCGGTTGGGTTACTACAGGACACATCTCTGGAGGAGAATTAAAGGGTACAAGACGAAAAATGCTTGACGACTTGGCTCTAGCTATTAAACAGGGTAAGTTAAAAATGTACGACAAAGAGCAAATTGGTCAGTTAAAATCATTTGTGATAGTTAAAGGTCGCGCGCAGGCGAAAGCTAAGAGACATGATGACTTGGTTATGGCGAGCGCGGGGGCTTGGCAAATAGCTCAAGTTACTCCAGATACCGACTTTGGTGAGTTTGAACCAGAAAGAATGAGGGCTCATAGAGAAAAATGGAGATTTAAATAGAATGAAAAAGAAACATACAAAGAAACAGAAAGAACAATTTAAGAAGCAAAAGGCTGGGAAGTCTGAATACGATATTGAAGAGGAAAATAACGTAAGGGTATTTTCAGATATTATTAAACAAATACGTCCTGAAATATATGTTCTCATGGAGCTCTTAGAAAAGACCAGAGTAAATTATTTGGTTCTTTTCCAGGTTATAAGACATTTACATAACCTGTCAATGGGAAGTAGGTATGGAAAAGTGACTGTTGAAGTACAGGATGGAGTAGTAGCTTTTGTTCGTGGAGAAGAAGCTACCAAGATGAACGAAAATGTAATTTTACAACGTCCAGAAGAAACTTTAAAAAAGGCATTACAAAAGTAACCCTAGACTACATACCAATTAGCTTGATAACCTAGAACAATAGACCATGGCAAAGAAAAAGACAAAAAAACAAATAGACGCTGACCTTTCTGCAACAAAGAGAAAAGAAGAGTTGGCTTGGGACGAAGCTCATAGACATTACCAAGATGGTTTTGATGAGACAGAGAGAAGGGCTACCGGTTCTGGTAGAATAGGTTCAATTTCATTTGATGAGGCTGATGAATTATTTAGGTCTCATTTGGATGAAGACAGTTGGCCATATGATGCTCTTTTATTTGACCCACGTATTTTCACTTTCATTTTTGAGAAAACTTCACGTTTGATTGCTAGTAAACCTAAGGGAAGACTTATTCCTAGGGAAGGCGGAGATATGTTGGCCGCAAAAGTTAACAATGCTTTACTAGATTATCAGTGGGACAATGCTACTCGTGGTGGAACCATGTTGCAGAAGTGGGCGCTGATGGATATTAATGCTCGCAAATATGGGGCATCATTTGCTTTGCATAAATGGAGATATGAGTTGGACGGAAAAGGCAAGGTTGTTTTTGATGGTCCAGACATGGAGATTTTGAATAATAGGGATGTTGCGCACGACATGACGGCTACATCTATAGAAAGCTGTAATTGGATTCAGGTGAGGAAATATGTCACCATGCAAGAACTAGAAAGAGTTAACGACCATGCGAGAGAAAAGCCAATTTATAAAAACATTGCTACCTTAAGGGATTCCATAGGAACAGAGTCTGAAAAGGGTGGTACCGGAGATTCAAGAGATACTAATTGGAGGTCAAAGAATAGAGAAATTTCTGGCTTAGAGAGTGACCCAATGTCTAAAGACCTTGTTTTTAAAACTGTTGAGATTTGTACTGAATATAGGAAGGATAGATGGATTACTTTTGCTCCCCAACACGGAATTATCTTGAGAGACATTCCAAATCCATACGAAAACTACGAACTGCCTATAGTAATGCTTAGATACTATGTGATAGATGATGATTTGTATGGTTTATCAGAAATTGAGCCAGTTAAGGGTCTTCAGAAGGCTATTAACGCTCTTTTATGTCAATATGTCGATGAAATTAATCAAAATCTGTATTCTCCTATTGCTGTTGGTCCAGGAGTGAAACAACATACGCTTGAGTGGGGTAAGGGTGCTCGATGGATAATGAGCAACCCTTTAACTGACTTTAGACTGGTTGAATCAAAGTCAAACGCTGCTCAATACTTCAATAACACTTATTCTGTTTTGGTCGCGGCTATGATGAACGCCCTGGGAGAAACATCTCTAGGTGTTTCAAACATGAGACCATTTTCACAGGATAAGACCGCTACAGAGGTTAAAGCCTTGCAACTACAGAGGAACGCTAGAGACAATTATAATCAATTAATGTTGGCAGACGCTATTAAGAGACAGATGATGTTGTGGCACATGATGAATCAAAAGCTTATCTTTACAGACCCAGAGAAGAAGTTTTATACGATTCGAATAGTTGGGAAAGATGCTTTGGATTATTTTATAGGAAAAGGACTTGGAGATGAAGAAATAGAAGATGTTACCGTACAACTATTAAAGAAACAGTCTGAGATTCTTGGACTTGACCTTAAGGAGTTGTCCGAAGCTACAGAAGGAAAGGGTTTAACCATTCCTAAGTATCCTGTAAACAATAGTAAAGATGGTAATATTAATTTGATACCAAAGTTTAAAAAAGAGGATGATGGTCTATATGGTGAACTTCATATTGAACCAGAGGATTTAAGAGGTAACTTCGACTTTTCAGTTGATGTTGAGTCTATGACTGTAAGTGCAGATGAGGAAAAGAGACAGGGTCGACAAACTGCTGTTTCCCTACTTGTGTCTAATCCCAATTTATTGGCCCTATTACAACAAGAGGGAGTTAAACCTAAATTTAAAGAGCTATTTGTCACATGGTTGGAAGACCTTGGTTTCGGTGACGCTGGAAAATACTTCGAGGAAACATCAGGTGGAGCACCAGGTGGAGCACCAGGTCAAGAACAAGATATTATGAGTATGTTTGGTGGAAAAGGACAGGGTGAATCTCAAGAAATGGGAGATGGACAGGGTGCTAATCAATTAGCGAAAACTATGCCTGGATTAAGTAAACCAGATGAGCCAAAAGACCAGAATCTTGGTCAACCAAATCCAAAATATTTAAAACAGATACAGGACCAATATAGTAAAAGTCCTACTGGTTAATAATTAATTTAAATATGTCTAATTCGAAAAAGGACCAAAAAGAAGCCGCTGAGGTCAAAAACCCATTAAAACCACAAGAAGTTGAAGAACTAAGAGATGCACAGGCTGTCTACGAGATGACTAAGACTGCGGGCTGGAAGATTGTAGTCAAACAATTAGAAAAAGCAGCATACCATAGCTGGGTTGACCCAAGAGAGGTTGACAACAGGGACGATTGGGAATGGAGAGAACTTAACGGGTTTCACGCTGCTAATAACGCAAAAGAGCTGTTAAATGGTATTCAAGAAATCATAGAAAAGGCGGAGTATCTTGACAAAGTACGTTCTGGTGAGTTACAAAGGAAGACAATGAGGATTTAGCTTATAGGCTAACCCAGTACATAGCAAATGTCACCAAATGATAAAGTATTACCGCCACTTCCTAAATCAGACCCGCAAAGTTTACAGTGGAATTCAAAAGATAATTTCTACAAAGTTAAATCTGCTGACTACTGGGGTGATAACGAACTCAATCGTGAAGAAGTTTTACCACATAAAAAATGCGAACATAATTTTAAAACTGCGCCAGGTGGCGTTAGATGTCAGAAGTGCCATTTCGGCCTTACTGGCAAAGACTTGGAAATCCGTGATGGCAAATTATTTTCGAAAGGAAAGGCCATAGGATTTTAGCACATTTTTAAAAATTAGCCAATGTGTACGGAAAACCACACATCCGTATGGGAGAGATGTCCGAGCTCCCGAAAACAACTGGACACGACAAGAAGGAGGTGAAAACACTTGGCAACCAAAGATAACGCGCCCGTAAAGGACGCTTCTAAAAAGGCAGCTACTATTCCTGCTCCAGCTAAAACAGCTCCTGCGGTACCAGCTACACCAGCGGCACCAGCAGTTTCAGCTACACCAGCACCGGCAGCACCTAGTAAGCCAACAATAAATACAGAAAATAAAAGGACGACAGAACAGTTTGACAAACTGCTTGATTCTAATAAAGAACTAATGGAGGCAAATAAGTCTCTATTGGATGCTCAACAGAGGAGAGAAGAAGCAAACGAACAAGTTAGTCCATTGAACCAACCACCAGTACAGTCTCAAGCTCAAGATAAAGTAAATCCAGAGGATTTTGTTGAGATAGACCCTGTAACAGGTCAAAAGTTTATTAATGAAATCAAACTTAAAGATAAGATTGAGGCCCTTAATACACAAGCAACCAACGCTCAAAGAGCGGTACAGAGCTACATCAAAACGTCAGAAGCAAAAGATATTGACCGACAAAACAGAGAGACTTTCTCTACGTATCCTGAACTGAATCCTCAGTCAGATACTCATGATAAAGAATTTCACAGACAAGTTAGGTCAGTTCTGATTGATTCTATGACATCACCAGAAGACTACGGTGGGAGACCAATGCATTTCAAAGAAGCAGCCGACTACGTTAAAAACGCGCAATCATCTAAAGAAGTCAAAACAGACGTGACTGAACCAACTACAACAACAGCGGCTCCAGAAGGAGCTCCCGCTACACCAGTCGCAGGAGACGCAACAACACCAGTTGATGCTGCTCAAGCACTGAAAGAACAGGCGGCTGCCGATACGGCAGGACAACAACCACCGGCTCGACCACAGTCTGAACCAACAGAAGACAGAGAAAGGCTTGTTAGATTATCTCGAGAGGGAAATCTAGAAGCTATTGCAAGGAGACTTGCGAATACTGACCACGTTGGAGAAAAGACTACGACAACCCCATAGTGTGGATTCCATATCATCCCATTACTGGGATTAAAATGATATGGATAAACATTTATTAGGGGGAGGTGAAAATAAATATAACATGGCTTGGGGTTTAATTACATACCAAGATACTTCTAGAAGAGAAGATTTAATGGACGTCCTCGCGGACGTGAGTCCAGATGAGACACCGTTGATGACGCTTTTTGGAACAAGCACAGCCAGAGGAACTTTACACGAGTGGTTGAAATATAACATTTCACGACCTGCGTCAACAAGTTCAGCTGCTGAAGGAGCGGATGCTGAATTCGCAGACCTTACTGCACCTTCCAGAGAGAGTAACATCACGCATATCATCCCACAATCTATTCAAGTTTCCAGAACAGAGAGACGAGTTAACGTTGCCGCTATCGGCGACCCATACGCGTTCCAGAAGTCTGACGGTTTACGTCAGTTAAAGTTAAAGATGGAATATGCCATTCTTAACTCAACAAAGGCTTCCGGTTCATCCGGTACCGCTAGGACAATGACAGGAATAAACGCCTTCATTACGACTAATGCTACCGCTCGAAATTCCGGTACTTCATTCTCAGAGGCAGAACTAAACGACATGGCTTCCGATGCTTACACTGCGGTGTCAGCTGACAAGGTCTTCGATATGGTTCTTTGTACCGTGAAAATTAAGCAAGCAATTGCTGGATTCTCAGGTAACTCTACTAGATATATTGACGCTTCAGACAGACGTCTTATTAAAGACGTTCTCGTTTACGACTCAGCTGTTGGTTCACATAGAATCATGCATCACAGAGACGTTCAGAACACCGCCGGTACAACTACCGTCTACGGTCTAAGAGAAGAAATGCACAAAATTGCCTACCTTGACAAACCTCTTTTCCAAGAGATTAGCAAGATTGGTGACGCTGACAGAGGTCAATGGGTGACAGAGTTCACACTAGAAGTTCTTGAAGAAAGAGCAGACTTAAAGAGAACAGGATATAACCAAAACGGTTAAATCTAACTTTTTAGTCTTCTGACTTTAGCTAGGGGGGCGTACAGAACCGGGGGCTTTTCACTCCCGCTACCCACCGACAAGTTTGAAAACAGTATTTGGGACTGGCACACAGATTGCCAAATACAAACAACAGGGCGACGGGGGGAGTTTTACTCCCCTCCGAACCTATTGAAAAATATATGAGTAAATTAATTGTTACAGAAACAGGAAGAATCGTAAATTCAGACAGCTATGAACTAGCTGAGAGGATTGATGAGCTTCGAAAAAAGAAAGACCCGTGGCTGGTTATTGATGAGCTAGTTAAAGCATGGCAGAAAAAAGCGCCGGAAGAGGTCGAGGCGTTAAAAATAGATATTTCTGAACAGAGGGAAACACTTTATGATAAGAAGTTTGGACAGACAAAAGGGGGAAAGGATATGGAGAGAAGAGCCACTTTAATTTTTCCTATGAGTTTACAGTTACTTATAAGAACACAATATAAGGCAGACCAGCTTCCTATGGACAAAAAATTTTATAGGACATTTTTAAAGAAGTACCCACAATTTGCTATCGCAGAGAAGGCTTAGTCTGATATAACATAGATATGGCTATAAACTTAACCGCTATAGAACGAACTTTTATGTTGGAGAATGTTACTGGAGCTACAGCACAGACTCCACACAATCAACTCAGAAAGGTTTTTTATCTATCTCAAATTACAGTAGACCCATCTCATTACACGTCAGTTGGTTCCCTAGAGGATTTATGGCTTAAGCAAGTTATAATAGATGGTGGAGACACTCCTTCTGTCGGAGCAGATAATTCTACACTGTGGAAAGAAGCAGTTATTTCAATAGGGGAAACTCCCTCAAAATACATCAACGAAAACAAAGCTAGATACTATTTAAATGCATAGTATTGACAAATTATGTTTAGTATGTTGAAATTATTAGTTAGTTACTCTTAGAAGGCGGTGAAATATATTCATGAAAAACAACCCAACAACAGATTACGATAAAAATTTAAAACCAATGGTAAAGACGTCTGAGAAAAAACCTTTTAGCAAGAGAGGTTTCCAGCAAGGAGACGATAATAATGCTCCTATTAAGGCAGACCAGTCTTATGCAATGGATAAAGCTCCTTTTGGACAATCAGTCAATTTAACTAATGAGAAAGGTGTTACAGACAGCTCATCAGCTAAATTACAAAAAGTATCTAGACTTCCAGGTAGAGTAAGCACAAAAGCCGGCTCAGACCACAAAAAGCTAGTATAAGTTAAAAATTAAATATTGGACCATAGGTAGTAGGTTTGACCACTATCTTTAGTTACATATATGAAACAAAACAAAGCAAAACTCTTTCTTTCAATGATTTTGAAAGAAGACGAACCCACAAAAATCGTTAAAGATTCAATTCAATCAGTATTACCCCACATGGATGGGGCTTATATTGTTGTGACATATGGAGATAAAGAACCAACCGATAGACATCCTTTAGTTAAGATGTTGAAGAAGATGGGGTGTGAGGTTTCTTTCTTTAAGTGGGTAGATGATTTTGCTAAGGCGCGAAATTTTGCCATGTCTCAGATGCCAAAGGGTGAAAATATATACTTTTACTGGCAAGATGCAGACGATGTCTTGAGGGGTGCCGAAAAACTTAGGGGAATTGCAGAAGAAGCCTATAGAATGAAGTGGGCTGCTGTTTTCTTTGACTACTGGTATAAATGTGACTATGATAAAGAAGGAAATATTACCAACATTTTAGTTAATCACAAAAGAGAGAGAATCATTAGGAATGATGATACTTTCAAGTGGATTGGAATGCTTCATGAAACATTGATTGAGCAGAGAGTTGAGAATGTTATGAAGGTCGCCATGAAGGAATGTATTGTTATTCATGCAAATACAAGTGAAGACAGAGAAGATGCAAATATTGAAAGAAATATCCGTATTTTAGAAAAACAAGCAGTGGAGGATAAGGGCAAGGACCCTAGGACCTTGGTGTATTTAGCCAGGGCTTATTTTGATAAGGGTAAGATGGATAAGGATGATGCTACCAAAAGACAGGCTTGGTGGGACCGAGCATTAAGATTGTTTCATACATATTTAGAGGGCAAGGGAACTCCGGGAGAGAAAGATTATATTGCTCCATCTGGTTGGCCAGAAGAGAGAGCTATTGCCTGGAGTCATATTGGGGAAATGGCAATTGTCCAGAAGGCACCATCAATAGCTGTTGAGGCTTTCCAGAATGCCATCGAAGAATCTCCTCTATACCCACAGCACTATGTAAATTTGGCTATGGCTTATACCTTAACAGGAGACTCAAAAGATTTTGCAAAGGCGAAACACTGGTTGCAGTTGGCAACATCTTTTGATACTCCAGACACAACCTTAATTACAACTCCTAGAGACATGAAGAGCAGGGCTTTAGAAACAGATTTCTTTATTAAATTCAGGGAAGGAAAATTTGAGGAAGCTATTCAGGACTTAGAAGCACTTAAGGAAATGTTGCCAAAGGAGAAAAGTATTGATGATAGGCTGAAGAGCACACGAGGAGCAATGTCTGGGAATAAGGCGGCTCAGTCTCTTGTTTTCTTAGGTAAGTATTTAGAAGCACAAGGGAAGAATGAGAAAAAACTAGAATACTTAGCAAAATCAATACCATCAGATATGGATGGTGAGAGATTTGCTTCAGAAATGAAACATAGATTTTTACCATCAAGAAAGTGGGGAGAAAACGAAATTACCATCCTTTGTGGTGCTGGAGTTGAGCCATGGACACCAAAGTCAGTTAAGACTGGCCTAGGTGGGTCTGAGGAAGCTGTTGTGTACCTATCTCAAGAGCTTAAGAAGCTGGGGTGGAAAGTAACAGTATATGCTGCTCCAGGAGCGGAAGCTGGGGACTTTAATGGAATAACTTATAAAGAGTATCATGAAATTAATGTTAAGGACGAATTTAATGTTCTTATCTTGTGGAGAAATATAGGGTTTGTTGATTTAGAGCCAAAAGCTAAATTCACAATGGTCTGGTTGCATGATGTTCCTAATAATGCAGACTTTACAGAAGAAAGAGTTGATAAGGTTAATAAGATTGCGGTTTTGTCAGAATACCATAGAGGACTACTGAGAGTGCTTAAAAAGGATGGTACATACGAAGAGATGCCTAAAAATAAGACATTCTTGACTGAAAACGGAACTTTCGAGCTTAAGCCACCAACAAAGAAGAACAAGAGAGACTCTAAGAAGATGATATATTCTTCTTCTCCAGACAGAGGTCTTATTCACTTACTTAAGATGTGGCCAGAGATTAAAAAGGAAGTCCCAGACGCATCTTTGGATGTTTATTATGGGTTCAATACTTTCGATGTTCTACATAGGGATAATCCTGCGATGATGAAGTGGAAAGATGGAATGTTAGAGATGTTGAAGCAACCTGGGATTATACACCACGGTAGAGTTGGACATGATGAACTACATGAAGCACTTAAGGGTGCTGGTGTATGGGCATATCCAACAGACTTTACAGAGATTTCATGTATCACAGCTATGAAAGCACAAATTCTTGGAACCATTCCTGTTACTACTACTTTAGCTGCTTTAAATGAGACTGTTAAAAATGGAATTAAGATAGATGCTGATATCACAGAAAAAGATGTTCAAAAAGAATATATTGAGGCTCTTGTTGACCTGTTGAAAGATGAAGAAAAACAAGAAAAAATTAGAATCCCAATGATGAAATGGGCGAAGGACTTCTTTACCTGGGAAAGGGTGGCCTTCAACTGGGACCAATTATTTAGAGTACATCTTCAAAATCCCGAGATGTTAATAAGAAAGGAGATATAATGCAAAATACAGCAATATCTAGAACCAAGGGTAAATGCCCAGCGTGTGGAAAAGAAGTAATTTTGAGAGACCTTCGAGATACTAAACCACAATATTGTAGTCGTATTTGTTCTGAAAAAAGCAAATATTTAAAAAGGTATAGGGGCAGTGGCTCTGGTCCAATGGATAGACCAAAGCGTGATTTAGGGAAATTTTAAAATGAAATCTTTACCGGTACGAAAACCATCAATACCTTCTGTTCCACAAGAGATGCTTCGGTTGGCAAAAGCTTTAGAAATAGCCGTGTCACAACATTTTATGGCACCAGAACATGCTGGACAAATATGGAAACAGTTATTAAAAAATTCGGGTTTAGACACAGTAAGGAAAACCCAGACAGAGAAGGTGGTGACAGATAAATGACATTAGTTAAAAAAACTTCAGAAAATTGGAATCCATCAGAAAATCTAGACATGAAAATAGGTGACGTTATTGACGTTACCGATGCGGATGCCCTTATAAAAGGAGGATTGGCTGTTTTAGTTGATAAGGATGGAAACGAGTTGGAAATGCCCGGACAAGTTTTTACTTGCCCAGTGTGTTTTAGTAAAAAGGATGGACTAACAACATTTGTTAAACACGTTC